GCTGAACTAACTGGGACGCTTTCGAACTACATCACCCGGATCCGTAGGTACGTCGGCGAGGAAGACGAAGACAAGAGCTTCTGGGATACGCCGATGATCAAGCAGATCTTCAACGCACACTACAGAAAACGGTGCGCTGAGCTGGTGATGGCCTACGAAGGGTACTTCACGATTGTGGCTACCAGAGACACAGTCGACAACCAAGAACGATACGCTTGGCCAACCGGCTTTGAGCGTCTGATGAAACTAGAGATCGTCCGATCTGATGGACGCACGATCCCCCTCCAGCGCCAGGAGAGGCACTACCACTCCAAGTCGAGACCGGCTGGGAGCGGTGACTCCTACCTCCCGAACTACCGGTCCATTGGTAGTGGCTTCGTGCTGGAACCCGCGCCCTCTCAGGGCGTAGCGGGCCAGATCCGCATGGAGTACATCGGTACCCCGGCTGAGCTGACCTCCGACGACGACATGCTGCACTCCGACTTCCCTACTATGCTGGACGAGATCTTGGTACTGGACACGGCGTGTGCCCTGTACGACCAAGAGCAGTCTCAGGAAGAGGGGAGGATGAGGAGCCTACTTAGGCAGCGAACGGAATGGGAACTTCAATTCGAGCGGTACATCGACAACAGGATGATCTCTTCGAATAAGGTGACACCCTTCGCACCGCACTATCCGGACGCCTGATGTCCGGTCGCGAGCGGATACCGTTCCTTGACATCAAAGCATTTCAAGGACTGTTTACGAAGGCAAGCCCAGAGTCTCTCCAAGCAGAGCAGCTCCGGATCTGTCAGAACATCGACTTCTTTGATGAGTACGGTGCGATGGCCAAGATCAGGGGCAGCTCCCGCGTGCTGGGTACAGCGTACACCGAGGCCTCAGTTGCGAAGAAGATCCCGTGGATGGGCTTCTACAAGTCCGCTGACCTAGACGGCACCGTTCTCCGACACACACTGTGCGCCGCTGGTACCATCATTGGTAGGGTGGACGGCACCGTTATCACTCCCCTCCTGACAGGTCGCACCCCTGACCTGTATCACTCCGCAGACCGGCTCGACCGGCTGTACTTCATCTCCAATCAGAACCCCGACCGCGTAGGCGAAGGGGATACGATGGTCAAGTACGACGGGGCGGTCATGACCAACTGGGGTGTCCTCGCCCCTGGTCTGAAGCAGACCGTCGTTGAGGAGTTTGATGACTTCACCGAGTGGGCCGAGGATAACGTCAACGCCTCCAACAACACGAATGCCACACCCGGCGACGTCACCTGGGATGGTGACTCGATGCGGCTCGACTCCCGGTTCTACGGGTTCAACACGTACCACGTCCAGAAAGCACACAGCGGTGACGGCTTCTACGTACAAGGAGACAGCCGTGATAACTCAGACGCCGCCCGAAACAAGGTGTCAGTGTACACCTACATCCCCCGAGGTGCGCTCACGGCGTCCCTTACCCACCCGACAGACACGGGACTCCAGACAAAGGGACCGGCTATGTCTGTCTACGTTAGCCCTGACGCTACTCCTGAGGTCAACAACTGGCAGTTCGACTTCCCGAATGGAGCGGTGTTCGAAGGCTGGAACAAGATCAACCTAGACTTCGCGTCTGGTGCGCCTGGAAGTGGGCAGCTCAATAGCCCCGCCGGTATCCAGACTGGCAGCTTCTATCCGGAAGACCAAACCGTAAGGAGTACTCGTTTTGAATTCTACCTCTCGACTCGGAACACGGTCGTCAGTGGGATTAGACTCGACAGGTACAACAAGACGGATGAGGGCACACTCGTCGCGGTCCCCTCGAACGATGGCGACGGTGATATCAACGGCGTTTACCGTTACAAAGTGGTTTATGTTAGTAAGTATGGTCAGCTTAGTAATGCTGGCCCTGCTAGCGTGGACGAAACTGCGGAAAGCGCTACCTCAATCGCGCTCACTCGAATCCCTGTCTCGGATGACCCACAGGTTACTGCTCGGAGAATCTACCGGACAGTCGGTAACGGGTCCGTCTACCTATTCCTCGACCAGATCCTCGACAACAATTCCACGACGTACACGGACATCGTCGCAGATGGCAGTCTTGGGAACGAAACGCCACCCGCTGCGGGTGACTTCTCCGACGACAACTCGGCCCCGCCCCAGGCAGGGATCGTAAAGACGTGGAAGAAGACGCTGTTCATGGCTGGTGACCCTCAGAACCCGTACACTCTGTACTACTCTGAGGACAACGAGCCCGAGAGCTTCCCCCTTATCAACGCGTTTGATATGGACGGGAAGATCACGGCCATGTACGAGTCCTACGCTGGGCTGGTGGTTGAGACTGAGACCGGTAAGTGGCAAGTGATCGGCGATAACCCTGACTTCTCCCTCGATAAGATCGTAGATGGCATGGGTTGCGTGGGCCGCAGGGCCGCTGGAACCGCACGGCTAATCGGCTACGCAGTCGACCGTGACGGTATGCGCCTCTTCGACCTGTCAGAGACCAAGAAGATCAGTGAGCCGATCCGTGACAAGTACGACACGGACATCGACAAGGTCAACATCGAGTTGATCCACACAGTCCACAGTAAGTCCAAAAACCTCATCATGCAGTTCAACCCTGACTCTTCGGGAGACTACACCTCGATCTTCGCGTATCAGTACCCCATGGACGCTGTCGAGACAGGGTACTGGACAGAGATCGTCACGCCCAGTGGCGCGAACTTGAACTTCCTCGACGCGGTTGAGATCGAAGATGCCAACGGCGACTTCCAGATCCTAGCCTCAGGGGATGACGGAATGATCTATCGGTTGTTCAACAACAGTTCGAAGAACTGGGTGGACGCTGCTGGTGTTGAGTACCCCATTGACGCCAAGATTCAGACCCCGTACTTCCGCCCAGGCGTGCTTGGCTTGGAGGTTGAGGGTGTGACCGGGCGCTGTACTCCACGCAAGATAGAGCTGCGGATCGCTACGGAAGACGCTTGTATCTGGTCGTGTACGGTGGAGACCGCCGACGGATTCGACCAAGCACTGGCGAGATCCAGTGCTACGATCTCGATGCAGGCGGGGCTGAACAACTCCCTCATCCGGCAGAGCGTCCCATCACAGGATACCACCGCAGCAGAGTACATCAGGCTGACGCTACAGAACGCCGAGGCCGATGTGTTCTCTAGATTCTCGGCGCTTCGTATCTACTACCACGTATCCGCAGGGTTGTTTGACGTGACTGATGTTGATAATGTGGTGTCGTAATGGCGAAGGTCAAGCGTCCCGCTGCCTTACAGTCAGAAGTCAGGCTACGGAAGTGGCCTGCCGGTAGGGTATCCCAACTCAAACTATTCCTTGGTCACCTAGAGCAGGCCATCACCATCTCGTTGGCTGCTCAGGTGGAGCAGTCTGCTAAGCGCAAGTTCTCTGAGTTCATCCCGAAGATCACACCTCAGGATGTGCTCGTGGAGGTGGAGTACAGGGAGCTGCGGATCTTCTTCACCGCCCCCAGGGGCCTGAAGAACCTGCTGTTCTACGAGTTCGACATTAGTGCCACGGCAGGGTTCTTCAGCCTCGACAGGTTTGCATCACCAGAGACCAGCTATATGTTCCCTAATCTGCTCGACGGGCAGACGTACTACGTTAGGATACGGGTAGTCACCAAGGACGGGGAGGTAGGCCCTTGGTCAGACACCGAGGAGGGAACGACCCCGATAGCGCAGGCGTTTGGGATGTACGATGGGACAGAGTGGACTACTAGGATAAGCACCAGAGGAAACCAGTGGGACAGGGTGTACCAGCGGGCATACAACGCCATTGGTGGAAAGACGTACTACGCGATTGACTACGACATACAGGTGGCGCGGAGCTGGGCTGCGGATGGGAACGTGGAGCAGACTGACCTGACCTTCAGGTGGATGGATGCCCCGACGTTTTACCCAATTGACTCTGACTTCGTACAGGCAGGGAGCGAGTTCCATGTCTCTTCGTATGCGTCCAATCAGAACCTGAGCCAGACTGCGTTCTACGTGTTCGCGGTGGTTACGGACGGATTCACCACACCGCTCTCGATCCCTGGGACGTGGCAGAACGAGCGGCGAGGGACATTCGTTCAGAAGTTCAATACGATCGCCGGTGGCCCACACACGTTCCGGTTGGAGGCGACGGCAATCGGCAACCACCAGGGCGCTATCTTCAAGAACGACTTTGTCTCAGCAACGATTGTTGGTGGGACACACGACGGCGATGACATTACGAACTTCACCTACGGCTCGGACGCCCTGGTGAAGGTGAAGAACTTCAACATCTTTGAAGCATTGGTGGATGACTGATGGCTGGCGAATCTCTAAAA